CGCCGGCCTCCTCGAAAAATCAAAAAGCCGTTCCCAAGGGCATCCTCAAAGTGACCGTGACGGTCTGCCATCTTTTCAGCATTGGCGCGTTCGGGCGTCACACCTATGAGATGGCCTCCAGGTTTGACGGCGCACGCCAGCGCCTTGATTGAGAGATTGAACGTCTTTTCATCTTCAAAAATGTAATGAAGTGAAAAGTTGTAGCAGACGACGTCGAAAGGGCCTGCGAACGCCGCCTGAATGATGGTCCCACGGCCGAGAAAAACTATGGGCCACCCCTGCGGCTGCATCTCTTTGGCGCGCTTCTCGGCTTCTGCGAGCGATTCAGGGTCCGGATCAATGGCAAAAACACGCGCATTAACAGACTTCCATTTCCACCAATCGCCACCGCGACCACAACCACAATCCAGAACGGCGTATCCTGGACTGACCCATGATTTGATTAATTCGCGCTTGCAATTATTGTGCAACTTGCGAAGTGCGTCCATTTGGCTTAAAAAATAAGATGCTGTTAGTCTTATATGGGTTCTCTCGAGCAAGACTACCTGACTGTGCCAGGACAGGTTTTTGCGTGCATTTCATTCGTCGGCCCCGACCTTCCTCAAAAGAATGAGAAGTTGGGCATGAAGATTCGCGGGTGCTTCCCGACGCGCGACGAGGCGGCGAGCCACTGCAAGCGTCTGCAGAAGGAGGATGCGCTCGTTGATATTTATGTAGTCGACATGTACAAGTGGCTTTTGATTCCACCGGATCGCGAGCAGATTGAGGACGTCCACTACCAGAACGAGAAGCTCGAGGAGATTATGACAAAGTACCGCGCGAACCAGAGTGCCGCGTCCGCAATGTTCGAGAAGCGCAAGCGTGACATGATGGCCAAGCCCCAACCTGGAGAGTTCCCGTACATCGAGCCCGGCGATGAGAACTCCAAGTTTTACACCAAGCCCGACGTGCCCCCCATCCCTCATCCGGCTGACCTGCTCGATGATCTCAAGAAGGAGCACCCTGACAAGTCTATCGAGGAGCTTGTGGCCATGGCTGATATTCGGGTCGCGGCCGAGATCAAGCGTCGCAAGGAGGCTTCTGGCATCCCCGAGGAGGAGCCCATTCTAGAGGGTCCGCCGCCGCCCCTGGAGGACGACGTTCCCTCGACGCCACAGTAGGTTTTTTTCGTCACTAAATAATAGAAAATGATATTTGCGATTATAGGGATGGCGATCGTGGTGTGGCTCATGTGGTTTTCATATGAGACGTTTACCAAGGCGCCCGCCAAAATTTCGCAACCTGTTCCGGCATACGACACGCAATTTGACGTATTCCGTGACATGGAACCAAACTCACAGGTTCGGGAGAATCCGTGGGTTGGGTTTTTACAAGAGCCCGTGTCGAATGGTCGTACAGGCCCGATAGGTGATTTTGTAGGTACTGATTCGCGTTCCGGCTCTGCAACTCTTTATGAGCTCCAGGGTGGGAATCTAGACGCGAGCCAAGCTGCTCCGCCAGCCCTTAAAGCAGCAAGTATCGATGCGAACAAGGCGGCCGCATCCGCGCAATATGCAACTCAACAGAATATGAACAATCAAAATGTTACTCAAGCAAATGTTTTTGGGAACAATTCAGCCGCGGCCCGCCCACCTACTTAGGCTGAATGACCACTGGGCGCATGTTGGCTATGATCACACCGACAATAATTCCTATGAGAATAAGAGCCATCGGGTTTGCCCGGATACTCTCGAAGACGTCCGGCTTTGCGGGAACCTCGATGTAGCGCGGCTGCTGCTGCTCTAGCATCTCTTGACGCACGGGCCATTCATTTTCGGACGGCGGGGCCCGGTCGTTTCTTGACGGCTCGTTTGGCTTTGTCAGGAACGGTAGGTTCTCCATCACTAGAATCATCGTCGCTCTCGCTTTTATCTGGTACTACAAATCCATCCAAATTACCATCTTCATCAGCGTCCAGGTCCTCGTCGTCCTCTTCATCTGCATCGTCGTCGTCCTCGTCCGTCTTGATTTCAGACTCCGTAGAATCATAGTCAGCATCACTGTAGTCGTCCTCGACCTTCTCAATCGGCTCGTAACGATCAGGAGGCTTCGATACACGTCCCGAACGCGTCCTACTGACCGTGGGAACGGACTCGGCTTGGGATAAAGGCGGGGCCATCGTCTGGGTAATCGTCGAGCGTCTCGTTTAAGTACTTTGGGAAGAACTGAAGTCCCTTTTCTGTGGCAATTTTGTTAATTACGAATTCGCCTTCATATCCTAGTTCATTTGCTATGGCCGCCAGCATCTCTTGATGCTCGCCGTCGTCGGCTCGGCGCGTCCCGAGGCTGAGGTCCCTTATATTCTCGAGCGAATCATACAGGGCGTTCGCCGCGCCGTCCAGATCTTTGGTCGCAAGGAGCGTCTCAAAAGTCTTGATGTTGACCAAGAAGCGAGCCCACGAGTCTGGGTCGAGGCCTGAATAGGGATGGATCATCTTGGGGTACTTGCGAAATTTCTCACCTTGACCGGCCATTGGGAAAAACATCCATAAGAAAAGAACAAGGAGGGCTACCCACAATAGCAACATCTTCGAGTTGCTCTACTATTGATGGAGGAAGAATATGTTCTGTGCCCCTAAACTCGGCGCAATCTTCGTCTAGGCATCTCTGTGACACACGGCCTGAGCGAATCGAAAACCATACATGGTTCGATTTGTGCTCAGTCTTAATTCTCTCACAAAATTTGGAGTCCGTCTGGGCAAACCAGCCGTCGTGCTCGTGTCGCTGGACCTTTTTGATCACGGCCCGGCGCTGTCCCATCAGGTACCGCTGTATGTACTCTTCAAGAAGGCGGGTGTCCGCCATGGCCTCGACCGCCTTTGGCTTCTCGTCGGTGCGGACAGCAAAAAGTTCTAAAATTTCTGCGTTGGGTTCTTTCGAAAAATCCCGCGTGAATCCACCTGGACCCGTTCCCTTCCATGGTATGTACGGATCGCCAGTCGGCTTCTTGTGTGACCAAAGCATACGCAGACCCGAACCACCATAGACACTCGCATCTACGATCGTGTCCCAAGGTCCTTCACCGAGACTGGTTATGATTTTTGTTCGTAAATTAAGAGCCTGAGTCCTGGTCACGACAAGTTCCGGCCAGTGGATGTGGACTCCAGACTTGATCCCTTCTTTGACTGGTCTAGGCTGGGCCCTGGCAATGACACATGGACTGGCCGTCCCTATGGCTTCATGAATTATGGAACAAAATTGGACAAGGTCATCATCCTTCAATTTTTCAGGAGCCTTGTAGTCCAAGTCTACGAAAAATTTAAAATTGTCCGTCTTTTGCTCGACCACATACAATTTTGATCCGGAATTTATCATGGAAATATATGACCGATAAAATTCTCTAGTCTCTTCTGGAGGGACGTATAGGATACCTCCGTCCATAAGGACATGCGTCGCCGGACCCGTCGGGACGCGCCATTTATTTATCATTACTTACTCATCGTCGCTATCCTCTAAGGTCAAGAATGACCAGAGAGATCTCGTCTTTTTTTTGGGAGTCTCCTCGACCTTGGGCTCGGGGGTCTTGGTCTCTTCAGCCTTTTCAATTTCGTGACATAATTTGCGAAGAGTCATTTCGGCCGCAAACTTTTCAGCCCGGGACAGGTTCGCTTCGGCTGTGTCGTCTGGGTACAGGGTTCCTGCAAGAATCTTAGCAAACTCGAGTTTGGACCGAGTCATTCTAATAAGTATCTGGAGTTTTTCGGGCTGGTCTAGGGCGCGGGGTCCTAATTAGCCTCTCAAATTGAAAGGAATTTTGTGGGTCGTCGCGACCGCCTGATGGAATTCTGGATTTGTTATGACGTGCTTGCGAATCATGGGCCACAAATTCTGGCGGTTCGAGATAGCCTCTAGACTCTCGAATTTACAGTCGTCATTTTCATCATAATTTTTACGAAATGGAACGAGCTGACATTCCATCTTCTCTTTTTCATCCGTAAATCTGCGGACAATGTGCCGATGCTCTATCGAAGTCATAGGGAGGTCGAATACATAGACGTGGTAGTGGTTAAGGACGTCCACGCCGTCTTCTACGTCCCTGGGTTCTGGAGTATCGGTGACAAACTTAAAATAGGCGTAGGCGCCCCTTTTTAGGTTTATCGTACCACGTGTTTCTTCTTCGAGTTCTCGAACCGCACACCGAAGTGGGTTGTAAATCTCGCGTCGGCGACACCCGCCTGTTACAAAAGTCCATTCACGGTATCTCCGGTCATGGACGATCAAAAAGTGTTGGACATCATTCACTGTGCTCATCGGTATCGCTATCGCTTTGTGTCTCTCTCGAGGCATTTTGGTCCTCTACTTTTATGTCACTAGTAAAAAAATCACCCAGATTTCCCGTGCGTGGATTGTAACTAATCAAAAACACGAGACCCAAAAGAAGAATCCAGTGCCAGAGCTGCATTTGTATTTCCAAGGAAACTTAATTGGCGTACAGGACGCCCCCGAGGCCGTTCTGGATACGGAGCACGTTATAGTTGACGGCATACAGATACACTGAAGGGTAGTTGATGGCCGAGTTGCAGAGGCCCAGGACGCCGTTGGTGAGCTGAGAAGGGGTGACCAGCCGGAAAGTGTCTATCCGGCTGAAGTTCAGCGTACCAGTCGGCTGGAGCTTTGAGGTGTCCAGGCAGTAGCTGATGATCGCGACGTTCGCAATCGCCTGGTTGTGACTGTAGCCAAAGGGGGTGTTGTAGTACTGGGCAATGTCGACAAACTGCGGCAAGAACCGGCTCTCACCGACATCCACACCGTTAATCTGCGTCTTGAGCTGGTAGTTCACAGCCGCCGTGGAATTGGATCCGTTTGCCCAAAGGGATGCGAAGTTCACCGACGGGAAAGCGATAAACTTTATAGGCTGGGCAAGAGCAATCTCCTGTACTGGAGACGTCAGGACGGATACACGCGTCACCTGGGTGATGAGCAGGTCCTGGGTCGTCTTGGCGAAGTAATCCCGCTCGCTCTGGTCCAGGTACACAAAGTTCGTCCAGCACTGGAACTGCAGACCGGCGTATGTCAAGGCGGAAGTGACGGCGCCGTTGAAGAAGCCAATGGTCGTGCCGGCGATTACTGTGGTCGAAGTCGTTGAAGCGTACGAAATGGTCACATTGCCGTTTGCGATGTTCGACACACTCGACACGTAGGCCGGGCCGTTGACAGGCAGGCCCGCCACGTACTGACCCAGCTGAACACCCGAGCCAGAAATGGGGCTCGAGAAGGTGTTGAAGGTGAGCTGCGCCGAGGTGCCAGATATGGTGGACGCCACGGGCACCTGAGCAGCCACAACCGGGGCGTAGATGTTGGCGATAGTTCCCGCTGCAGCGGCGCCGAATCCACCGGGAGCGGTGATGATATTGGAAGCGGCTGAATTTGCGAAAGCAACCACAACGTTGGCCGAGCCGCGGCCAGTGCTGAACGAAACGTTAGAGACGGTCTGGATAACAGCCACGTTCGTCTGCAGATTGCTGAGAGGGCCCGCGACGAGAGAACCTGGGAACAGGGGGCCGGTCGACTGCTGGAAGACGATGTTGGCCGTGTTGGCACCGGCAACGATGGTATCAGTGGAAAAAAGATTGGCCGTCGCCTGAGGAAGGGCGCTCAGGGCCGGCAGGTTGGTCGTACCAAAGTTGATCGTCTGGCCAAGGTTGGCTGACCAGGTGATGCGGAGCTCGACGTCGTGGAACTGCAGGGCTACGAGAGGCAGGGACACGGACCAATCCTTGCAGAAGAAAAACTTGAAGGGGTAAAAGACGTTCTTTTGGTTCGTGGGGCCGGCGGAGTTGTTGTTCAGTGTGCGACTCGAGAAAGTCTGCGCCCCGGTCACCGGCTCGATATCCGTCGAGTACTCGAAATCCTGGGTGTCAATAACCTGCCCGCCAATAAGAAACTCAACCTTGTCGATGACCTTCGACCAATCCAAATTATTTATAACGGTTCCGTTGGAGTCGCGCGCCGTCAAGTAGCAGTAGCTCATGAGGTCGCCCTTTTTCTCAAAGCGAATAGTCGAGATTCCACCAGCGATCGGCTGGCCCTGAATAATCTGTCGCTCGACCGAGTGAGCATAGTGCGTATAACGCTTGTAGTTGGAACGGAAAAATGAAATCTCGGGCTTGCCGGTCAACCACGCATCCTGGGCGCCAGTCGCGACGAGCTGAACGACACCACCGCTCATTTTACAATTGGTCTATATTTTTTTGGCTTGCCGACTCCGCTCTAAACGACCGCGAGAGGAGGGAGAGCCACTGGATTTTTCTCGAGCTGCTGAATCGCCACGTCGAGATTATTCGGTTCGGCCTGTGGATTGAGACGAGCCTTCTTCTCATTAAATTTGTAAAATTCGGCATCCTTGTACTGCTGGAACCGACCGCCATTCATATGTGGCACGGGGAAAGCAATAGTCTCAGACCGAAGCTGAGATGCCGCCCCAACCTGGTTGACGGGGTCCTGACGAACGTTCATACGCTGACCATTTCCAGGACGGTCGGGGTTGGACCGGAGCCCACTCGATCTCGTGAGCGCCTTGTCGGTGTACGCCGCCGTTCCCACAGCGTAGGGCTGTGCTACATTAAATTGACCTGCGCCGGTCGAAAGGAGATCCTCGCGCGCGCCCGTCTGCTGACGGACGGTCGAGCGCTCACCCTTGAGGAACTTGGGCCGGCTCTCGGGTCCGGTGAGGGCGCCCCCCTGACCCTCGCCTCGGTTCTGGGCCGGTGGGCGGTACCACGCCTTGGTGTCCTTGGCCTCGTGTGTAATTTCGCCAATACCACCGGCTCCTCCGTTCTTGACGATTGCTGCTGGAGGACCGGGCATGCCCTTGATGGTCGTCAGGCGCTCCTCGTTGATGTTATTCGGCAAAACCCGGAAGAAATCGTGGAACCCGCCAGACGCTGGGACGTCCGGGTCGGTGCCCAGACCCGGACCGACATTCATGCGTTCGATGGGCTGGAGATTATTCATTTTGTTCGTGATGTTCTCACGGGCATACAGGTCGTATACCGGCTGACCCCATGGGGACCGCCGCGTCGTCGGGTCAGGAACCTGGAGGCTCGGGATGGCCTCCTTGGGGCGGAGACGCCAATCACCGATGCGCCGACCCAGATCTGGGTTCATTATTTTAAGATCAAAATAGTCGGCTGAATGTTCTGCTGGATGGGCCGAGAGATCGAGATCGCGCCGAGTAACGGGACGTGTGGTTGGTGGTGCAAGCCGCGGTTTTGGGGCTGGTTCTTCAGGCTCCTCCCGCTCTGCGAAATGCTTGCCAGCAAACACAAGACCAACAACTGCCGCTAGGGCCAGTGGATCCATATTAATTAGTACGGAGATTTCATTTTCCAAAGTAACGTTGGGCAAAACGAGTATTCTGGTCGTCCACAAACGTGCTGATGGGATTCCATGACATGACACGCTGGGGAATGGTCACGTACGTATTTGGAAAATCGTAAGCCTCCTCAGTCATGTCCTTGCGCCAGCTCGTTGTGGAGCGCTCACGGAGCTCGCTCTCAACCTGAGTCTTGTCCGCGAGCACGACCTGAGCAGGGCCTATCCAGACGCCCTTTTCAAGGACGAGACCACTCGTATCAAGGCGAGACATATTAATAGATACTGCGAAAAAAGTATTGCCAGACAGTAACAATGCCATCGGCTCCTGCACCCCGCCGGACAAAAACGCCTTCGCCTCTTCGCACCCGTTCAGCCTCGGCGCGGACCCCCGCACGTGCCCGCCGGTCTGCGCCTCGCTCAGCCCCTGCACGCGTGAACACCAAACCCCGCTCCCGGTCCGCTCCTGGTGGTCTCCGCCAGTGGTCAGGTCCTACGAAGCCTTCTTCCGCGCGTCACAGATCTGCTCGGCGTGGCGTGAACCCTCTCCTGAAGAGCATTGTGAAAGGCCTGGCCCTGCAAAGTGTTCTGACCGGCAAGAAGGTGAACACGCCGTACGTTGGCGCCAAGGGCAAGTCACTCGCCGTCTGGCCACTCGGCTCGAGTGCCAAGCACCAGGTTCCCACAACATCTTATCCTTACGGAATGCTCGCTAAATATCCAGTGATTGAATACAAGCGTTCTGGGCGCAAGCCTCATCGCAAGATGTTCCCGGGAGGTCAGCCGTCACGCCATCTGTACGAGCCACATCTGTATGAACTTCCACGCGCGCCGCGGCGTGCGGGCCTCGAGCGTCTAGAGCCGATTCCGGTCCCTAAAATAACAGCCCGGAACGTCCTCGCGCTAGCGAGCGAAGGATATGTCTTCCCAAAGAGCGTCTTGAAACAGGCGGCGGCCGGTGCGCCAATTACTGCAAACTACAAGGTCCCAGAATGGGCAAAGGGGCCCCCTCGCAGTATGCACGAGACACTAACGAAACACCGGGCCCTGACCGCCCCTCGGGCTGTGAATCGGGTCGGCAAGCCCAGG